GGCAACAACGACCCGCAAGTCAGGCGCGCAGTTGGTCTGGTCTCGCGCGGCTATAACATCTGGGAACGCCAAGCGGGTTACATCGCTGGCGCACCTCCCGGCGGCATCGGCACCACACCTAACATCCCGCCCGGGAGCGCACTATGAGCGACACCAGTTTCGGCAACATCTCGCAGGCAGGGCAGGCGCTGGCTGACCGGCTGACCGATCGCATCTCGGTCATCCTGCCTGCGAATCTGCAGCCGATGATCGTGCTGGAGAAGATCGACGTCGAGGCGATCCTCTCCGAGCGGATGGGGCGGCTGAAGCAACTGTGGGCATATTACGATCCGCCAACGGCGGCGCAGTATGACGTCGAGAACCTTGAGTTCGATCCGATCAAGATCAACCAAGAGGCCTGCTCGTATTTCGAGTTGATGTTGCGCGACCGCGTCAATCAGGCGGCGCGCTCGGTCACGCTGGCCTATGCGATCGGCACCGATCTCGACGCCATTGCATCGCGCTATCCCGGCGGCGTGCCTCGCCTGCCGAACGAAAGCGACGATCGCTACCGGCGCCGAATCTGGCTCTCGCCCAACACGCTGAGCCCGCACGGCACGGCGGAGGCTTATGAATTCTGGGCGCTGACCGCGATGCCGAGCCTGCGCGACGTCACCGCGATCCGCAGTGTTCAACATGACTACTACCCGACAATTCTGATCACGTGCCTGAAAGAGCCGCCCGCCGAGCCGAAGCCGACCGATCAGGAATTGGTGACGATCCGCGCGTACATTCAATCGCTGTCACGGCAGGGGCTCACCGACGTGATCTCGGTCAATCCACCGAAGATCCGCGAGATCGAGTACAAGCTCGACATCTGGTTCTATCCCGGCGCCAACGCCGACACGACGATGAAGCAGATCGTCAACAACCTCGCGACGCTGGTCAACGATCAGTACTGGTTAGGCCACGATCACACCCACACCGCGATCCATGCCGCGTGTCGTCTGACCGGCGTGCATCACGTCGATATCCTCTTGCCTGAAGACGACGTGTTTGTGGCGATGGATTGGGTCATCAAGGTCACGCAAGTCACCGTGCGCAATGCTGGACGTGCCCTATGAGCAGCGACATCGTCACCGAAGGGATCATCCAATATCCCGGTGCGAAGTTGCTCTATCGTGCGGCGTCAGGCCTCGAAAAGGCGATGGCCGACGTCGATGGCGAACGGCTGATCGGCACCTACGCCGAGATCATTCACGATCAATGGGACCCGTACGCGATCAGCGTGAACAACCTCCCGTATCTTGGATACGCAATGGGCGTCATGCTGTGGGAGGACGGCTGGAGCGAGAGCACGCAGCGCGAATGGGTCGCGCGTCAGTTCGAATACAAGTCGCTGCGCGGCACCCAAGACGGCATCGAGATGGCGCTCAACTATTCCGGGCGCGATTTCGTTGGACCTCCCGGCTACACCATCCAGCAAGCGCTGCGACCACCGCAGTGTTTCTTTGCCTCACCGTCGATGTCGAAGGAAGCCTACGACGCGTGGATACATCTTCTGCCCGAGGTGCGGATCACCTTCTACGAAGGCATCGGCTGGGACGGCGTCGATGTCATGTACGTGCGCGATGGCGGCGTGAATGATTTCGTCGGGCTCGATGACGGCGAGGCACTGCACGGGCGCAAGGCGTATCTGCGAGTGCGCGGTCAAGACATTCCGCTGCAGATCTACACCTTCACGAAAGAGATCAACGGCGTCACCTCGGTGGACTTCGAGCGGATCGCGATCCCCGGGCTCGCTGGTCCCGCCTACATGGGCACCGAGGATTTCGTCAACGACGAGCAGTTCGTTTGCGCCGAGACAGTGAAGCCAAAACTGATCACGGTGCGCATCGATGGCAGCTACAGCCACGAACAGAGCCAACTGCATCTCGACACGGTGCTGCCCGGCATGGAGCCGATCGACGTGCGCTACGAGCGCGAGAGCGACATCGGCTGGGGCAACAGTTTCTATTTCGTCGGTGACTGGAGCGACAGCCGCAACATTGTCAACCCGAGCGATCTGCCGCATCCGGAGCATCCGATTATAATTCCCGATCCGCATCCGGAGCATCCGATCGCGTATCCGCCGTCAGGTTTGCCGACGCAGCCGCCGCCGATACCGACGCAGCCGGTGCCTATCGTCTACTACGCCGATGCTGGCTACGACGCGGCGCGCATGCTGGCGGATCGCGTCTTCCTCTATGACCCGGCGATTGTCGGCACGATCACGGGCGGCGTCTCTTTCGTCGGCGTCGATTACGTGTCGTGGCCTGCCTACACCGCCGATCTCATGATCAAGCTCAATGCCGATGACGATTGGTGGTCGTGGTTCGCCGATGAAGGCATCACCGTAGACGATAACTACTTCGCCAGCACCATCGACATGAGCGACTTCGATCGCGCATGCCGTGCTGTCGTCACTTCACAAGCGCTGCGCGACCGCGTGCGAACGGCATTCGACCCGACGCGCCTGATCGAGCTTCGCGAACGCGCGTACAACGAGACAACTATCGACCAACAGGTCTTCAACCTACTCTAGGAGAGGCAGCAAAATGGAACGCAAGGTAAACATCCAAGACTGGCAGAAGGTGACTGTCGAAGACTTCAATAACTTCGGCCTCTTCCCGCGTGCATCTTTCGACCATGTCGTTGTGGATACCTTGATCCCGAGCATGGCGTACACGGGCTTCACCACGGTGCAGACGGCGCCAGCGGTGGTCACCGTGGGCAACGGGCGGCTCTACCATAACGGCTTGGTGTTCTATAACGACAGCGAGGGCGGCGCCTCTCTCGACTTGCTCGGCGTGCTCCCGGTGGTGACGCGTCGATATGTCGGCGTGGTGGTCTGGGGCCAAGAGATCGAGACCGACACCGAGCCGAGAACCTTCCTGACTGATCCGGTGACGCGTGCCACCGTCGCGCGTGTGGTCTCCACCGAAAGCCGTCGCTGGGCCAACATCAGCACCGTGATCGGCGCCGAAGGTCCGGACCCGCAGCATCCGAGCGTGGCATCGAACACGCTGGCGGTTGCTTGGATCTTGCTCGACAGCACCGGCATCATCTCGATCCAGATGGTGAACGAGAACCGGGCGCCGAACCTTGCTGATCTCGATGACCGCTTGAACGAGATGGATGCATGGCGTGCGCAGACTGCGTCACGGCTCGACACACTGGCGACCGACATGGCCGCGCTGGCTGTGCGCTTGAACGGCACCGCTGGCATGAAGTTCGTGCTGAAGATCGCAACCGACGTCGCGCGCGTGAAGGAAAAGGTTGGCCTGCCTGACACCTATTCGATGTGGGGCGCCGATCACTTCCTAACCACGGACGAGTCCGATCTGCAGAACGTGGATTACCTCGCTAAGTGCGAGGAGGGTATTCGCTTCCCGAACGCCGCCGAACGCGAGGCGCAGTTTGGGCTGTTGAACCCGATGGACCCGGCGGTGATCAATCAGGCCAACTTCGTTCTGCCTGTGTACGACCAAGTGGTGCGCATCGAGGTGCTCGGCAAGGATTCCGAACTGTCGATCTCCCAGTATCAGTATCAAACGATCTCGTGGGAGCTCTGCGCCAAGACCAGAACGCGCATTCGTTGGGGCACGCCGATGGTGGTCTGCTCGAACGGCGTCTGGTGGTTCGCGCCAGCCGGTCACGACTACGGAACGAACGTCGGTATGCCTCCTGCGGCTGTCGGCGGCTACACGCCGAACACCGATCTGATCTACGATCCGATCCGCAACATCCTGACGCGCGGCACCGAGACGTTCCAGATCCTCGACGTGATGGACAACCCGAACCACACGGTGCTCCGGCTCGTGCAGTTCTGGGTCGATGAAATCGTGGACTCGTATTACTGGCGGCAAGTCATCACGGTCGATGGTTTGTCGGGCTCGGTGATCTCGCAGACCTATCTCAATTCACAGGGCGGCTGGCTGACTGGCGTCGATATCTTCTTCACCCGCATCGCGGCAACGGGCGACGTGCACTGCCTGATCTGCGAATGTAACGAAGCCGGTGCGCCGAATTTCGAGCGAACGATTGCGCGCTCGACCAAGCCTGCGGACTTGCTGCGACCGTCACCGAACGCGACCAAGTTCGACTTCCTGCCGACCTATCTGGCGAAGGGTCAGCGTTACGCCTTCGTCCTACAGACGCCCGGCAATCATTTCGTCGCGTTGGTGCACAACAACAAGTTCGCGCAAGGCTCGATGTTCACTTCCACCGATGGAGCGTGGGCGCTCGGCGATCTCACCAAGGATCTTTCTTTCCTGCTCTACT